AGCCCAGTTAATGCCATAACTTCTTGTGGGTTTATTAATATTTTGTCTTTTGGTATTTCCATTCTATCACCTCATTTAAAATTCAGATGCTTTAGTTATTTTTATTACAGCCATATTTCCTACTAATAAAAAAGCCCTTAAATTAATAAGGACTTAGGTTTTTATTATTTTAAAATTTATTTTCAAATTGTCTCAATAACTATATCCATAATTTTATCAACTAATTCTTGATATTTATCATCTTCTAGCTGTGCTAATTTATCTTCAAATATTGCTTTAGCTTCACTTGGAAACAATATTCTGTTATCTTTCATCATTTTATATTTTGTATACTGATTTTGATTAACCATTTCTCCAATAAAGTTTACTAATAATAATTGTGTTTTTTCTCTTTCAACTTCTTTGTAAGTATATTTATCATCTATCATTTTATCCTCCTCCTAACCAAATTATGCTACTCTTCTTAAATCTGATGGCTCTATCCAAGTTGAGATATATTCTAAACAATCTGTTAAATCTTTTCTTTTTATATCTCTATAACTTGCTACTCCAAATCTATCTTTTAAATCTCTATACAATGCTTGAAATACAAATTTTTTATTTTCTGCTAACTGTGGAATTATATCAATTCTTTGATATATTCTTGTTCCTACTGCTTTTTGTATCTTTCTTTGCTCTCCATTATCTACTCTTATTTCATTATCAATTTTATCTTCAACAACAGAAACTCTATTATCTATCTCAACTAGGTATTGAGCTTGTGCCAATAATTGTTGTGGAAGTGTTAAATTTTTTTGATTATTTTCTTTTAACTTAAAATATCCTTTAACTAATTGTCTTTGAATATCCCAACTTAAATCATCTGTAAATGTTTTTACTAGCATCAAGTATCCACTTTCTGTAAAAAGTATAATTTCTTTTGCAGCAGGAGCATTATCCCATAAATTCTTTAAGGTCAAATTTTCTGACCTTAATCTTTCACTCTTTTCTATAATAAAATAATCTTCATTTTCTATCATTTTATCTTTTACAAGTTTGAAGCTTTGATTTATAGTTTTCACTTCTCTTTTATGTACTTTCGCTATATCCCAAGCAGTTACAATTCTTTGATTTTCATACTCCTTTACTATTATTTCTTCTTCATTGATTTTTACTAAATTATTATTCATATTTCCTCCTTATTATTCTGCTACTCTGTTAATAATAAAACACCTAGAATTAACTAAGTGTTTTATTGTCATTATTTGTTTAATGCTAACATTGAGTTTAAGTTCATATCTCTTCCCTCAATCTTATTTATATTGTCTTCTGTTTCGAATACTATATTTGATAATTTATCTACTTCTCTTGTAATTGATACTACCATATTTGATAATAGATTTAACTTGTGATATATCTCACTTCTTACATCATCTGCTTCATTTGATAGTTCTTTAATCTTATTCCAATATTCTATCTTATCTATTGGTATCATCACTGAGCTTGAAAATGGTAACTTCTCTTGTGTCATATTCTTCTTTAATGCTTGTTCCATTCTGTTAAATTCATTTATATATGCTATCTTAAAATCATTATACCCTTGAATATTAAACATATATAATGTGAAACCATCTTTTGTTAAAAGGTATTCCTTATAATTTCTTTTTTGACCTTTTACTTGATAAAGGCTTGGTATTATTAGAGAATGGAAATCTCCTTTTTCTAAAATATTATTTAAGCTATCTAAAACATCAGAATGATTTTTTCCTAATTCCTTAGCTACAACTCTACTACTGACAACATTAATTCCATTTTTACTTTCAATTTTAACTTCATAATTCATTTTTATTCCTCCTTGAATTTTAAGGAGTTTTGCAGTATAATAAAGTTGCTTAGGCAGTATTATACTGTTGAACTCCTAGTTTAGTTTTTATGACTAACTGGGAGACTTTTTTATTGTTTTTTCTTCACAGTTATTTCTTGCTTTTGTTCATCATAGATAACTTCAACTTCTCTTTCATCTTGATTTATTCCAAGCAATTTTAACAGTGGGACTGACAATGGTAATTTGGCTCCTATACCATTGCCAGAACGAGAAAAAGCAATTTTTGCATTTCTCTTTTCCATTTTCATCTCCTTGTCATGTCATGACATAATTATAATATGTCATGTCCTAACTTGTCAACTATTTTTTTATTACACCACAAAACCCCTTAAAATTCAAAGTCCTTTAATATTCAATTGCCAATGTCCTAAAATTTTTTAAATAATTTCCATCATTTTTGAGTATGCAATAGCTTTTTCAAAATTATATGGAAGTCTTAGAACTTTTTTACCTATAACTATAAATGTTTCATCTCTATTTTTTGTATTTTCTGCTATTTTTATGAATGTATCTTTATTTTTTACTTTGAATATTGCTACTTTCATTTTTACTCCTAATAAATATTATCTATTTTTATTTCTTCATCTAAAAAACAAAAAAATCTTTTTGAAGCATCAACTAGCTTTTTTATTTCTTTTTCTAATTTTAAAGTTTTAATTATTTTCTTAAATTTAGATAATCCTTTTATCATATTTTTCCATGAAATAATTGTTCCCATGAATCCAGCTGGCAAACTTTCTTTGACATCTGCAACAGTTAAATAAAGTTCTTTAGATACTCCAGTTATAGATTTTTCAACTTGATTAACGAAAGCTTGTCTATAATAGAAATTATCCTCTATATCATTATTATCAAAATAATCAGCCTCTAAAGTGTGGAATAATTTATTTGCTTGGCTTCTAACCTTACAAATTTCCATATAGCTTTTAAACGGGATAATTCCATCATACTCTTTTAATTCAATGTCCCATACTTTTTTATGGTTATCAGTAGTTAAATAAATATTAATCAAAGCAACAGCAAGTTCAGTAGCTTCAAGTTTTTCTTGAGAAGGTTTTTTAATAATTTTAATTTCTTGCTTCTCATTAACTTTTACAATATTTTTCTTACGAGGTTTAGCCTTTATCATATTACTGCACCTCTTACTTTTTTAAAAATAAATATATCTTTTTTATTTAATAAATCTTTAAATTTATTGAACTCTTGTATCTTTAAATCATTAGCTTCAAAATTTAATACTTTTTCTAAAGCCCACTTATAGAATTTTCTATCTTCTTCAGTCATTAGAATCAACTCCATATTCTTTTATAAAGTCATCTAAAATTTCTCTTGCTATTTCATAATTTTTATCAAAAATATTTCTAAAAATAGCATCTAACTCAACAGCATCATCTACATTTAAATCTTTAGCAATTTCAGAAATAATTTTATTCCATGTAATTCCTAGATCTTGTTCCATTTGTTTTATATTTATATGATGCTTGATTTCATTATCTCTTTCTATAATCCATTCCAAATACTTAGCTGCTTTCTTATAGTCCTCTAATTTATTTTTCTTTTCTGCTCTTATAAGATACTTTAAAATATTCCCTAAGCAGAAAGCTACAAAGCCCTCTTTGCCTAATATCTTTTCAATTATCTTTATACTTTCAACACCACAATCTAATTGATAGTAGCTTGGTTTGTTTACATTATCTATTTTATTTTCCATTATTTCACTTCCTCCATCAATTCCGGGTTTTCATAAATATTTCCAATTATTTCCATTCTTTCATTATTGTTGTTTGTAAAAGGTATTTCCATTTCAAATTTATCATCTCTTAAAACAAATCTTGCTTGTTCCATATTAAAAATGACTTTATATCTACTATTATGTAAAGTTACAATGTCTCCCTCATAAATTTCGTCTCCATATTCGTCTTTTAATCCTGTGTATTGCATAAGTTCTGAATATTCAAATTCTTCAAAACCAACAGGGATTGAATAAGAAGTATCAGGCATATATTCAGTTTGATATTGCATATACCCTATTTTTTTATTATAAAAATCTATCATTTGAGGATCGATAAAAATTCTTTTATCATTTTTATCCCAAGCTCTAAATTTAATCTCTCTCATCTTTTTCCCTCCCAAGTTGCTATATCTTCTATATATTCACCCCAATTATAGCAATTACGACACCTTACTATTCCCTTAATATCATTAATATTTAATGTATTTTTTTTACTATCAAAATTTTTATCAATGATTTTTTTTTCTATTTCAAATTTTGTACATCCACAAAATTTACATCTCCACATTTTCATCCTCCAAAGATTCTATTTTTGTTTTTAGTTCTTGTAAGCATTTATCACATAAACTTATTATAGTTCCACTATTTCCACCATTTTGTCTTATTAATAAAAGATTACTTTCAATTTTACTACCACAACTATTACAAAAGTTACCTAATTGTCTATAATTAATTTTTTCTTTTTCTTTGCTATTTTTATTTATTATTTCAATCATTTTTAGCCCCCACTATTTCAATTACCATAGTCCATAATCCAGTAGTTCCATATTTGCCCAAATTCTTTATTATAACTTTTCCATTTTTTGTTTCAATTCTTAAAGTTTTTAATCCATAGTCTATTGTTATTTCAGATAAATTAAATTTTTCAACTGTTTTTTTTAGTTCTAAACATTTAATTACTTCAACTATTTTTTCTTTTTCTTCTTCACTTCTATTATCATAAAAGTATATTAGAGAAGTATTATCAGATATCTTTATCTTCCCTGCTTCATCTCCTAATGCTTCTAAAATCTTATCTATAAATCTAGTTTTTAACACTATTCATCTCCTCCAATCTCTCCTGCTCTTACTTTTTCCCAGAATCCTTTCCATTCTTTACTATCTATAACTTTTTGTGCTTCTTCTGTTTTGAAATAGTTGCCTAGATTATATCTATTCTCATCTTCTGGGAAATAGTTATCTGTAGTTTCTGCAATTTCATTATCTCCCAATATAGTGAAATACTCATCACTTCTTTTGCCTCTCCATCTCTTAAGTATTCCATATTCTTCATTCACATAATCAACAAATTCTTTTATTTTATTTATTTTTTCTTCACAATAACAATGAATCTCTTTATCTGAAAGATAAATATCATCATATATCCATATTATGCGTTGTTCTAAATCTGTTGGACTTTCTAAAAACTGACAATTATATTTTTCAACATCTTCTTTTAATAAACCGCCTGCAAAAAAATCATAGTCTAATTTTTTAATTCTTACTGCTACCTTATCAAATACATCTTGATATTCTATCTCTAAAACCTTTTCTTTTTCCATTACTTCCTCCTCACAAATCTATAAACTTCTAATTTCTCTGCATTTCTTTTTATCTGTTCAAATTCAACAGTACTCAATTCACTAGCCTTAAAGTTTAATATTTTCTTTAATGCTTTTTTATAAAATACATCCATATCTTTATTCATATTAACCTCTGTATTTTTCGACTGTTTCCAAAATAGAAATAGTCGTTATTCCTTTGTTTATAAACCTGTTTTTTCTTTGTTCCCAAAAATCATAATATCTTCTTTGTCTCTGTAGCAAATATAACTAACAATTTTCTTTGCTAAATCATCAACAACTTTATCATCTAGTCTTACTACTTCTCCGTTTAATTCAAAAAAAACTCCATCTTTATTAATATTTATGTTCAGCATTAATCCTCCTTAAATGCTTTGAAGTGTTCTTTATATACTTGTTTTAATTCTTTTACTTGTTCAGATGTTAAGTATATCCCATTCAAGTGATATTTCTTAACAAAATCAATTCTTGAAATACAATTATCAGCTTCATCGTGATGTTCTCTACATAAGCACATCACTCTATAATTTAGCCCTGTATCACTTTTATAGCCTGAGCTTCCAACTCTATCAAAATGTTGTAACTCTCCAGGTTTACCACAGATACAACAAATCTTTTTCTTTAAAGTTGCATATATAAAAGTATCGTGATAATCCTCAGCAAATAAATCTCTTATTTCTTGTCTTAAAGGTATCTCCCAATAGATAGCCATTTCAAACAACCATTTAACAAAATCATTGGCTTGTTTTTGTGTTAGAGCGTTCAATGATAAGCTAAAGCCTCCGTTATTAATTGCTAGACTCTGTAATGCTCTTATAACATTGTCTGTGAGTTCGTCTACTGTTAGATTATCTTTATTGTAAATAGAAGAAATTAGGAACGCCTGAGCATTTTTAACAGTATCAAAACCATTGTAGACTTTTACAAACTCGCTTTTTAAAACTTCTTTAGTGTAAGCTAGTTCTATAAAGCTTGGCTTCGCTCCTGGATTATTTCCTTGCCAAAAGTTAGCAAAATCATCTAAAAGCCAATATATTAATTTTTGTGTTTGTCTTGTGTATCCTAATTTCTCCATTTAATTAACTCCTATCTTTTATTTTTACCAAGGAAACTCTTCATTATCTTGTGCCTCTTCCTTAGTTTCTGTATTTTCTACATTTTCTTTTTTACTTCCTACGAACTCTACTGCTTCCACAAATACACTTTGTTTATAAACTTTAGATCCTTCTTTTTCAAAAGTTTCTGTTTTTATATTCCCTCTTAACAAAATCTCTTGTCCTTTTCTAAAGTATTCAGCTATAAATTGTGCTGTCTTTCCAAATGCTGTGCAGTATATAAAATCTGCACTAGCATTATTATCTTTACTATATCTGTTTACTGCGACAGTAAAATTTGTATAAGCTGTTCCTTGGTTGCTAAAATGTAAATTAATATCTCTTGCTAATCTTCCTTTTAAAACGACTAAATTCATATAATTATCCTCCTAACTATTTAATTTCTTTTTCATTTGTGAATATTCTCTTTTAGTTAATTCCTTAATATCTTTTTTATAGTGCTCTTTTATATAACTTTCCATATCTATATCAACAAATTTACAATAAGTTTTTAAGTCCTCTAACTCTTTTTGAGTACATTTTTGACTAAACTTAACTAAGACATCATGAGTTGATTGAAGGTCTTTTAAATCTAAACTTCCAAGATTTTTAGTTTTATATTTCTTTAAAATACCTTGCATATCCTCATCTGTTGCTATATTTGTAATAGCTTCACATAATAATTGTTTTTGATTTATCTTTAATTGATTTTCAAGAACTTCTAAATCTTCAATAGACATCATTCCAATTTCAGATAACTTATATTCTTTTTCATATTCATCTCTGTTTCTTTCATCTACCATTGAATTTATAGAACTTATTAATTGTTGTTTTTTGGCTCTGGATACTTCTTCATAAGAAGCTACTTCATCTCCATCTAAGCCTATTCCTAAGTTTCCTAATGCTCTACCTACTGCTGATGTTTCAGCATTTTCAACATGAGATGTTTTATTTACAAGAGAACTTTTTTCATCTCTTAACTCCATTGCTGTTCCAGTAGATTTTAAAATTCCGTTTTCATCTCTTATGATTACTCTGCAAGTTGCAACTTCTTGAGTTATAGAAAGCCATTCAGTTTCTAAACTCCAATTTTTAAAATTTTCAGAGCTTCTAAATTCTTTTAATCTCTCTACAACTGGAACATAATTTTTACCTTTTATATTTATAGTTTTCATCTTATCCTCCTAATTTATTGGCTTTTCTAAAACTATTAATTGTTGTACTATGTTTTGACATTCTTCTATACAGAACTTTAAATTGTTATATGGATAGCTATTTAAGTGTGCTGTGTCAAATCCTATATAAAAAGTGTCATCCCCTTCAGTTTCAAATTTATATCCTGTATAAGTAATTCCACCATGACATATAATGTTGTAATAAGGAATGTTTTTATTCTTACACTCTATATATCCACAATAATGCTTGCCATTATAAATAATTACAAATTTATAACTTTTGTACATTCCTATATATTCTTTTTTCTCCATTTAATCCTCCTACAGTAAATTATCAAAGTCATATAACTCTATGTATTTGTTATAAAGTTTTAAAACTATGTTAATTAACCATTTAACTTTGTACTTAACTACATCCATAAAAGATGCTTCCATATATTCAATCATTTACATTCCCCTCCCAAAGTTCTAATAATTTTATTATGTCTAAAATTCTTTTTTCATTAAGTCCTTTTAATTCTGTTCTGTACCAATATTTTCGAACAATCTTACAATTCATAGTTCTCTCCTTTTACTTTTTTAATCTTTCATTTAGTTCTTCTAAAAATAATTCATTTTTATATATTTTATATTCAGTATTTATTCCATTTTTTGCTATCTCTATCCCATTTTTTATTTCTTCCATATCTTCATATAACTGTATTAAGTAATCTAACTTTTCATTAAATCTTTCTAGTAAGTTTTCCATTTTTCCCTCCTTTGAGGGAGTTTTTACACTCCCTTATATAAAATCTCTTATGCTTAATCCTCTGCTTTTATATTGATTTTTTCTTTCATATTCCCAACTACTTACATTTACTTTTTTAGTTTCAATTTCATCTTTTAAATTATTTATAGCTTCAATAAACTTATTGAAATCATCAAACTTATCATTAAAACTATAAGTGCTTTCAGATTTTGGATCTGTTATTTCTATGTCTATATATCCTTGAGCTTCAATGTTGTCCCAATTAGCATTTATAGAAGTATATTCATCTTCTAAATAACTTAAATCAGGAACATTAAAGTATTGATTTATTTCAGCACCTTTTATATCAGGTAAGTTATTTAGTTCTTCATCATAGTGATATAAAGTCCATTCATTATCTGTGAATTCTAAAACATAGTTTTTCATTTTCTTCTCCTTTTATTCCGATTAAATCGGATATTTTATTTAAAAAAATTTGAAATTGCTATCTTTTCTTATCTTGTCTTTATTATATCCTAATTAATCGGATAAGTCAAGAAAAAATTTCTATTTTAATCGGAAATGGTTTATAATAATAAAAAATACTAAGAATAGGAGGTATCTTTATGGAAAGCACAGCAATAGTTTTAAAAAAATTGCGTGAAAGTAGAAATCTAACAATAGTTCAACTTGCTCAACTTGCTGGAGTAGGAAAAGGAACAGTAGGAGATATTGAGACTGGTAAAAATAAATCTACTATTAAAACATTAGAGAAAATATCTAAAGCTTTGAAATTAACAGAAGAAGAACGTGGAGAATTATTTTCAAGCTTTGTTCCTAAAGATATAGGTGTAAAAATATTAAAAAACCCACTATATAAAGAATTGAATAGCAGAGGTAAAAAACAATTTGAGGATATAATTGAGCAATCTGCACTGATGTTTAATGATGAAAGCATATCACAAGAGGATAAAGAAAAGGTACTTATGGCAATTCAGGATGCATTTTTTGATGCTAAAAAGAAAAACCAAAAAAAGAAATAAAGTTGGTGATTAAATGAATATAAAACTGAGGGTATTAAATTTAATTGCAAGGCATAGAACTAGAAACCCTTTTAAATTAGCTAGAGCATTAAATATTGAAATAATATACCAGGATCTAGGAGAAGTAAGAGGATTTTTTAAGAAAATATTAAGAAGAAAATACATATTCATTAATAGTGAATTGAGTGAATTTGACCAGAAATTAGTTTGTGCTCACGAGCTCGGACATGCTATTTTACATTCTTCTAATAGAATACAATTTTTGATTGATAACACAAAAATACTAAGGAGAAATGAAATTGAAGATGAAGCAAATTTATTTGCTAGTTGGCTTTTATTTCCTAGTGATGATGTAGTAGAGGAATTAGAGTTTAAAGAAACTGAAACTAATTTTTGGATGTTTGAGGAAATAAAAAGATTGAGATCTTGAAAATCTATAAAAAAAGTAGGGAGAGACAATTTTTAAATGAGATATGAAGAATATAAAATCAAAGAAAAGACAGATTTTAAAACAAATAAAATAACTGGAGAGTTAGATATTATAAAAATAAAACCACATATTTCTGTTGATTTAGAAAATATAAAAAATATGGATAAGATTACTCTCACTAAAATTAACAATACCCAATCAGATTATTTTATTGTTGGGAATTTTGATGAAGACAATTTAAAAAATTCAAAAATTACTTTTAAACACTTTGCATTTGATGATAAAAAATATTATAATGTAGAAATAGAGAATGTAAAAAATTCTAATTTTTTTAAGCGTCTTATTGGAAAAAATGAACAGGAATCATTCTGGAGAATAAAAGTAACTGAAATTACAAAGAATGATACTCATCTATCTGATATAATGGAAACTGAAAAAAATTCTCAAGAGGATATTGAAATAAGAAATATATTAGAAAATTCTAGATTTAATATAGAAGATAAATTTTTAAAATTACTGAAACTTTATAAGTATAAGAGAATAAAAGAAATTTTTAAAAATTTTAAATTGGATATGTAAATAGGAGGTGTCTCATGAATACATTAAAAAATAATTTAAAACTTAGTTTAGAAGAAAAATTATTTAATTCTTATAAAAATCTAATTGAAGTTAAAGAAACTTCAGAAAAACAATTAGAAATTTCTTTACCAATATTTTTAAGTACTGGAGACGCTTTTGATTTTATAATAGAGATTTTAGATGACAGAAATTTAAATTTTAAAAACACCCTTTATAGTAGAATTGAAAATGCTCTAAAAGAATACATTACATTTTATGATTTTAGAAAAAAGTATTTACTTGGAAAGGAAAAATTTAAAGAAATTAAGACTGAAAATTTATTAAATAATGGTATAAGTCTCTCATTAGACTTAAAGAAAAATATCAAATACAGTAATGATGAAAATTTAATATTTGAAATATTTAATTATTCTTTTTCTGTAGTAAGATATTATAATTTTATTTATGATGATTTTATAACAAGAAAAAAATTAGATAAAGAGAGAAAAGGGTATATTTTTAAAAAAGAACTTGAAAATTTTGTTGAAAATTTAAATAAAAATAAAAGAGATAAACTAGAGGTATTAAAAGATGATGTATTAACATCTCAAAACAATACTTATTATATAAGTAATAAAGAACTTTTAACTGGTGTTTATGATAAAATACACTTTTGGGAATCTTTAAATGATTTTGAATTGATTCTTGAAAAATTAAAAAATAATAAAGAAATTAAAATAGAAAAAATATTTATGTTATATGAGGATATTCCTAAAAATTATATGAAAAAAGCAATGATTAATAAAAAACATATAATTGATAAAATTGATTTAAGGAACATTAATGATAAACAATACATTCTCCAAATTTGAACGAAATGTTATCTCAATCATATTAACTTATAAAAGAAAAGGTGTAGAATCTTCATTTAAAGAATTATTTGAACATGTTCTCAATACACTTTTTAAAAATATAGGTATCCAAATAACTAAAGAATCTGTTGTAATTTCTTTTTATGAACAAACAGAAACAGAGAATATGATAAGGACAAAAGAAAAAATATATGAATTAATTTTACTTTTGGATAAATTAAAAATGGAATATAATTTTTTTTATAACATTCCTAAAGAAGTTTCTTGTTTTGAGCATTATTTTTATAAGGATAGAGTTTACGTAAATACAAAGATAAAACTTGAAGAAGAAACATCAAATATTTTAAATTTAATTTTTTCAAATTACTTTATTACTTCAGATTTAAGAGATCTCAAAAACACTAATTTTAAAAGTATTGAAAGAAAAAATTTAGAATGGACTAAATGGGCTTTAATAATAGGAACACTATTTTCTATGCTATCATTTGGCTTAGAAATTTATCAAGTTATTAGTGTAAATGAAGTTAAAATTTTAAATCCAGAAGAAATAAAAAAAGATGTAAACATTTTTTTGTTAAAATAAATAAAACATTCTTAAACTCCATAAAATAGATAGTATTTAAGACCACTTTAATTAGTGGTTTTTTATTTCGCTTGACTTTTTACGTTTTATACTCTTGACATTTCCTATTAAAACGGATACAATAAGGAGAGGTGATTTTTATGGAAAAGAAAAAAGAAAAAGAAATTGCACAAAAACTATATTCAAAAATTGATTTATTCTTAAGAGAAAACAATTTAAATAGATATGAAGTTGCTAACAGAATGGGACATAGAAAACAAGCAGTTTCAGAAATTCTTTTGAAGCTTAAAGATGGTAAATTTCCAAGATTACAAAGTCTTTTGAAATTACAAGAAGCATTAGGTTTCCCTATTATTTTTTTTAATTTATAATTCCGTTTTAATCGTACAAATAAACTCTAAGGTTATTCCTTAGACAAATAGCTATAAGATCCTTGCTAACTGCTCCCCTCAAAAGAAGTGAGTTCCTCCCTTATAGCTATCTGTGTAAGAACTAATCATTAAAAAATAGAAAGGAGAAAAAAAATGAATAAGAACAATTTAAAAATTATTAAGGGGACAGGAAAAGGAGATTATGTAGAAATTAATGGAGTTAAGTTATTGTATTTAAAGAGAGTTGAAATAAAAAGTGATTACACACCTCGAGGAGCAAATGAGAGTATAATCATTGAAATAGGTAATATTGGAAATATTGAAGTACTAGATATGAGTAATGAAGCAATCATTAATAAGTGATTTTCTTAAATAAGAGATGATTTCTTTAATACTATCAAGAGAAGAAAAACCTATTTTATCAGAGATTTCTTTTATTTTTAGCCAATTTTCATCATTTTTAATATCAGCTAAAAATAAATGACCTTCAGGAGTTAGTTCATAACGATTTACTATATTAATATGTTCTTTTAGTAAACCATATTTACTTAATATCACAGAATTTTCTTCGATTTTATCTGGACTATATTTAGATAGATATTTTAAATCATTATGACTAGAAAGATGACTTGAAACTATAATTTCAAAATCATCATATGGATAATATCCTTCTCCACCCCATTTAACTTTTCTTTCTACTGAGATAAATAGTTTTTCTTCTACTTCTAGTAGAATGTCTCTTATGCAATCTAAATTCATTTTTTACCTCCTCAAACTTTTATATAAATAATTATAAAACTTTAGAAGGTAAAAAGCAATTTAACTTTTTTATTACTTGAATTGGTAGGGCTTGTTCATCACCTTGGCAGGTTCTTATGTCCAAGCTCTACTAATTGAATTAATAAAGAGAGAACAGCCAAGGTTCTCCAAAAATATAGGAGGTTTTTTAGAAATTATGAGCAACGAGAAGATGTTAAAAAATGAAAGCTATATCGTTATACAAGGTTTTATGATTAATGAATTAAATTTAAAAGGGAATGAATTGTTAGTTTATTCTTGTATATATGGTTTTTCTCAATTAAAAAATCAATGGTTTACTGGAAGCATTAAATATTTAACAGAATGGACTGGAGCGAGCAGAACAACAATTATATCTATATTAAAAGATTTTGTAAAAAGAGGTTTATTAATAAAACAAGATGAAATTGTAAATGGAGTAAAGTTTTGTAAATATAGAGCTATTACAAAAAATACTACCAGTACAGAAATTGTACCACCTAACAAAAAATTTAACATAGGTAGTACAGAAATTGAACCAGGGGGGTACGAAAATTTAACTGGGGGTAGTACAAAAATTGTACCTAATAATATAGAACATAATATAGATAATAATCTAGTAAATAATATAGATATATATAGTGAAGCTGTTGAATACTTAAATTTAAAAGCTGGAACTAAATATAAATATAATTCTAAGAATACTACTAAACATATCCAAGCAAGAATAAGAGAAGGCTATACACTAGAAGATTTTAAAACTGTTATAGATAAAAAATGCAGTGAATGGCTAAATACTGATATGGAGAAGTATTTATGTCCTGAAACTTTGTTTGGCTCTAAATTTGAAAAGTATCTAAATCAGAAAATAATTAATAAAAATATAGGTATTCCTGCATCTACTCAGGAAACTAAAAAAATAAAGTGGGGTGAGTAAGATGTCAGTAACTGCTATAAAAGAAATAATAAAAATGCTTGAAAATCCTAGCTTAATAAAAATGAAAGCAGAAGAAAAAGAAGTCTTAGAAAATGGAGATATAGTCTTAAAAAGATGCGAGAAGTGTGGAGAAATAATTGATTATATACATGAAGGATATACAATGACTCGTGATTGTGCTTGTATGAGAAGTTATAGAGTACAAGCGAGACTAAAAAGATTCCAAGACTTGAGCATCACAGATAGAAACTCTAAGAGTGATCTTTTTTCTAATTCTAAAAAAATAACTAATGCTGATGAAAAAGAGATCTATATAGAACTTTTTAATTATGCAAATAATTTTTCTGCAGCTAACAAAGGCTATATTTTTTCTGGAGGAGTAGGAACTGGAAAGACATTTTTAGCTAATTGTGTATGTAATAAGTTGAGTGAAAAAGGCTTTTCAGTTTTAAGTTTCTCACTTGGTGCATATTTTAATAAAATTAGATTTAGCACTGATGAAGAAGAGAAATTAATTCAAGCAGTTAAAGATGTGGATCTATTATTTATAGATGATTTAGGTAGTGAGTACATCAATAGAGAAAATGGCAAAATGTGGGGAGAAGAAAAGATTTTTAGGCTTTTTGATGAAAGATACAGAACAGGAAAGCCTATTCTAATTACAACCAATTTAGATGCTGGAGAAATAAAAGAGCATCTAAAAGTTAAAGGAGTAGATAAAATTTATGATAGATTAAAAAGTGAATGTAAGTATAGAGAGTTTAAATGGGAGAGTAAAAGGGAGGTATTAGAGTAATGGAATTTAAAAAGCCTGGGACATTTGGAGAAATCTTAATGCTACAACAATATTTAGATAACAATTTACATAATTGTAGAACTAGAAACTTAGAAGATATAACAATGAGTTTTATTGCTGAGTGTGTAGAGTTTAATGAAGAAACTAAGTTTAGCCACAAGACTTGGAAAACTAAAGAATATGATAAAGCTAAAGAGTTAGAAGAACTTACAGATATATTTTTCTTCTTCGCTCAAATGGTTAATTACTGTGATACCAATTTAGATGAGTTTACAAAAATTGCTTACCTAATTGATTTGGATTTCAATAAATGGAATAAAAAATATATAGTTGAAGGACATATTCCAGTTTTATATTTGATTCAATCAGTTATAAAAAATCATTTGTTAACAGTTTCTGATTTGTTAATAGAAATATGCCAAAAGCTTGGATATACAAAAGATGATATTCTTGAAAGCTACTGGAATAAATGGCAAAAGAATATTAAAAGAATTGGAAAGGAATGGAATTAACATGATTGAGTATTTACAAGAACTAAAAATTAGAGAAGGAAACAGTATAAGAATTATAAATAATCATTTGTTTAGAGAAAAAATTATGACAGATGAAGAAATGGAGAAAAAGAAGACTGAATTCTCTAAGAAAATAAAAGATATTTATTTATCTGAAAAAATAAATATTGAAATAATTGAAAATTCTATCACTAAGATATAAATTATAGGAGGAAAAAATGATAAACAAAAAAGTAACAATAAGAGATTATTGGAGAAGTTTTATAACTAAAGCTAATAAGCAAGCTGGGGTTACTTATAATGCTTCTAAGCTTAACAGTAGAGAAGAATGTGAGGGCTATATTCTAAATTTAATAAAAGATTTAAGACATAAGAAACAAGACAATAAAGCTTATATAAAAGAAATTAATGAATTAAAAGAAGAAATTGAAATTTTAAATACTGGAAATAAAAGGCTTGAATCTGAAAGAGCATTTTATATAACACAAGCAGATGAAGCAAAAAAGGCTAGAATTAAAGAACAAGAATATAAAGAATTTTATAAAAATATGGCTGATAAATATGAAATGGCTTATGATGTTCAAAAAAAAGATAATTTTATTTTAAATAAAATTAATACATTTTTTATATATGTTATAGTCTTAGAAATAGTTTTGATAGCTATGTTAATTTGGAAGTGATCCCAATGAAACAATGCTATACAATACCATATAAGCCAGACAGTGCAAATACTCATTGGAGAAGAGGAAGGAATGTAACATATCTTAGTAAAACAGGGAGAGAGTTTAGAAACAATGTTCAATCATATATGAAATTATATAATTATAAAACTTATGAAAAAAGAGTAAAAGTAAAACTAGATCTGTTTTTTGCAGATAAAAGAGCGAGAGATTTAGATAATTATTTTAAATCTGTACTTGACTGTTTCAAAGGTTTCTTATATGTTGATGATAAACAAATAGATAAGATAGAAGCAACTAAGCACACAGGAGCAGGGAAAAATTACTTTATAATTGAAGTGGAGGAATTGAAAGAATGAGTTTAGTAAGAATTAGACATATCCCCAAAATTATACACGAGTTAGGTGATGGAGAATACAGAATCAAAGTTAAAGATAAAAGAATTGTAATATTCTCAAAAAATACAAGATATGAAAATGAAGAAATAAAAAAGATTCTTGATGAAGTTGGAGAAAATGAAAAAGATGAGTACTAAAAACTCATCTTTCTATCTTTTATTAGATTTTCAAGTTCTTCTAAATCTTCTATTTTAGCAAATTCTTTTATAAACCTTTTTGCGTTGCTTTTCATAGCAGATATTTTTTTCTTTTCCTTAGCTTCTGGATGTTTTTCAAGGTATCTTTTATCAGCTTCTTTTTGCTGCTCCATTGTTTTATACCCTTTTCTCTTTTTTTCTTCCATTTCCTACCTCCTTAGTTTGTGGAGGGGCTTTTTACCCCTCAATTACATAGTCATCATACAAGCAACTAAATTTATTATCGCTTTGTACTCTAAACATTTTATTATTTTGATTATACATTCTGATTAAATGTTCTCTATATTCTCCAGTTACTGTAAATGGTGTTTTTACTTGAGAGCAGTACCCACTATCTAAGTGAGTACATATTATTTTAATTTCATTGTTATTTAAAGCGTTTATTATCATTTTTCTTGTGATCTTTTTCATTTTTACCACTCCTTTTATACTCTATTAAATTTTTTTTCAACTGAGGCAGGTTTCCAAGTACCTGCCATACATTCATCATAATTTTTAGCTATTTCTATTTGTCTTTTTATAGCTTCAACATCTTCTCTAGAATGGAATATTTCAAATAAGATTTGATATCCTTCTAATTCAATTGGTTTTGAATTGTATACAAGTTCATCACTTACATATATTTTCCCAGCTTCATCTCTAAAAAATTTAACTCCTAAAAAATTGTGGTTCATTAATTCTTTTAACATCTTCATCACTCCTTGATTTTACTTGATTTTTTTATTAAGAAGTGATATAATCTAAGTGTCAAGGCTTAGAGTTTATCACTCTTAGTTTTACCCCTCTGGGAGAGGGGGATAAATTACTTATCTTTTTTAGTAATTGTAATCGAGAACGACCAAGAACCAATTACAATTATAAATTGGATTTTCATTTTATCACCTCCTTCCTTCGAGGTACTTTTATAATAACATAGTTTTAAACCTATGTCAATACTTTTTTTTAATATTTTTTGTAGAACTCAAAAAGTCCAATAATATCAATAGAAAAAAGTGTAAAAAAATTTTAAAAAATTAAATAAAAAAATATCTTACAATCAAAATTTTTAATTAAAAAGTAGATGGGATATATAAGAAGAAGTTTATAGAAATATAAATAACTTTTTATGTATTCCATTTTTTTATTTTCTCGGCTTGGAGGTGCTGGAAGATGTGAGTACAAGACAAGAGGTTTATAAGTTAATAATAGAAAAGAAAGATAACAAAGAAATAGCTGCAGCATTAAACATAAGTGTAAGAACAGTAGAGAGATACAGAAAAGATTTTAATGATACGACAAACAACGACAAGAATGCGACAGCGACAAACGACAACAGAAGAAAGAAAAAAGAAAAAGCAAGAGCATTAATAGAGTCAGGAGAAACAATAAGAGATGTAGGGGACAAATTAGGACTATCTAAATCAGTTGCTGGGAGATTAAGCAGTAAAGAAAAATTACAAATTAAACAACTAGACTATTTAAAATCTTTTAGAGAACAATACAGAGAAGAAATAACAAAGAATAAGAAAGATAGATTAAATCTTAATAATATAGCAAAAGAGAAAATAGAATATACTTTAAATCTTGCAGAAGATATAACTAAAGCAACTCAGGAATTAATTAAATTAAATGAACAGACTGAACAAGAAATATTTGAATTAGATAGAATTGAAAGACTTGAGAAAATTGAGTTAGAAAAAAATAAATTTAAAAATGAACTGTTATGTGATTTTACTGAGAAGCTACAAAAATTATCTGATAAAGATATATTAAAAGTTTTAGAGTTTATAAAATCTTTAGAGAGTGATACAAATGAAGGTATTAATTGAGTTATTAGAAAAAGAATTGAATAACAGAAAAGAAAAGAAAAAAAATTCTTTAGTTTTTAAGCCTAGAACTTATCAAAAAGATATCATAGATTTATATGATAACTACAATTACTTTTTATTGTGCTGGTGCAGAAGAATGGGGAAGGATCTACTAGCTTTATATTTAGCTTGTAAACAATGTATAGATGTTTCTAATAGTGTTGTTTACTATGTATTTCCAACAATGAAGCAAGGTAAAATGATGATACTTGATGGATACAGTAACAGTAAAAAAAAGATAATAGATGAAGTTATAGATAGAAGTATTTTAGACTTACCTCTAAAATCTGATAAGCTCTATCATTCTGATAACACAATTAGATTTAAAAACGGATCAAAAATTTATTTTGTTGGGTCACAAGATGCAAATAATAAAGTTGGTGGAAACCTAGATTTATTAGTTATATCAGAAATGGCATTAATACAAAACAAAGATATAATGATGTATTTAATACCTTCAGTTGTAAATATAAAAGGTAAAATTATTCTTGTGAGTACTCCACGTTTTGGTAGTGAGTTTAATAGAATGATAGAAGAAAGACCTAATAAATGGTATATCGATGTCTTAAATGCTTTAGATAGTAGAGCGGTTGAAGAAGATGGAACTAGAGTTTATACAGATGAAAAATTAGAAAATGTTAAAACTTTAATGAGTGAAAGTAAATTTAAACAAGATATATTATGTGATACAGATGTAGCTAACGAGAATGCTATCTATGCAGGAAGCTTATTAAAAGCTAAATGGATAAAAGATTTAGACATATCTAATAAAAAGTTATATGTTAGTGAGGACCTGGGGATAAATGATAGTACAGCCTTAGTATTCACAATAGACAATACTGTAATTCATCATTATGCTGCAACAGATAAAGCAACAATACATTATATTGAGTACATAAAAACATTTATGAAAGAACATAATATAAAAGATGTAGAGATTATACTCCCTCATGATGCTAGAAATAGACAAGATGCTATTGATTATTTAACAAGTAGAAGAGAAGCATACAACAAGCATTTTAATAATGTTAGAGTGCTAAGAGCATACGAAGTTAATAAGACGATAGAGATTACAAGACACAGTATAGAACAACATAAAATTAAGTTTTTAGACTGTACTAGTGTTAGGGATATGGTAAAACTTATGAAAGCGTATGAGTGGAAAATAGATAACACTACTGGGGAAAATCTAAGAGTACCTATCCACGGCAGAGGACTTGCTGCAAGTAATACATGTGATGCAATTGAATATTATTGTATGCGAATGTTTTTAGAAGTATATGAAAAAAATATAAAAGACTTAGATTGGGGAAGCTATGAGAATTAAAAAGCTTAATCATAATGAAATAAATGCGATGGAAAGCAAAATTAATAAGTTAAAAAATAAAGAATATTATAAATATTATTTTGATGAAGGAGAAAAAATAAATGCTCCTGATTCAGCTTACTTATTAGATAAAAAATACTATATTGATTTTACTTATTATGATGATAATTGTTTTTTTGGAATTATAAATCTTAGTAAAAATAATTACAATAAGAATTCTTATTATGAATTAATGAAACTATTTGATGAGAGATTACAACATTATAAAAAAATAAATATGTGGTGTTTTATAGAAAATAAAACTGCTTATAATTTTCATAAACATTTAATAAAAAAATATAAAACGAAACATTATAAAAATGAAATGTATTCAGTATTGGAGGTATATCTATGATATTTTTGAATTTAAAAGATAAGTATGAACAAAAAATTTATTATAAGGGTGGTGGAGGCTTTGGTGGAGCATTTAAAAAAATTGGAAAAGGTGCTAACAGACTAGCAGGAAATTTAACAGGAGGATTAATAGGAAAATCAGATGCACAAAAAAATCAAGAAAGAATGTTAGAACAAGCAAAAGATGATGCTGCAAGACAAGAACAGCAATATGCTGCACAAGTAGCAGAAGAAAATAGAAGAAGAAAAGAGGAAGCAGATAGAGCTGAAGCTGAAGCAAGAAGAGCCAGAGAAGAACAAGCTAGACTATTAAGAGAAGCAGAAGAAAAGAGAAAAGCTGAAAATGATTTTAACCAAAGATTAGCACAAGATACAGGAACTATTACTAAAACAAATGTTGATCAAAATTTTAATCAACAAAAAACAACAACTGTAGATTATTCTAATTCTACTAATGATTTTTCAAGAAAAGAAGATAATGAAGATATTGACAAGTTAAAGAAAGCTTTTAAAAGAAAGTTGTAGGAGTAACTTATGATATTAGGAATAACAAAAGAAAAATTAGAATTCTACTATGATAATGCAAAAAAGTATAAAGAAGATATAAGAGGAGTATACAACGAAGTATATGAATACACTGATGTAAATTTTAGTATTAAAGATAGTGGAACAATAGAGAAGCAAAGTAGTAGAGGTGTAGAAAGTGTTATTTTAAAGAGTGAAAATTTCTTGTGTAATTTTATAATGTCATCAATCTTTTCTAAATCTGGAAGATGGGCAACAGTAAAAGTAAATCAAGAAGCTTTAAAAAAAGTATCTGGTGTAGATGGGCCAACTGCTGAAACACAAGAAAATGAAATAAATAAGGTATTAGAAAACAATTCAGATACAGTTTATTTCACTAATGATAATACTAACTATTATACAGAAACATCAAAATCATTGCTAGATTGTATAAAAGTCGGAACAGGTATAAGGAAGATTATAGAACTAAAAGATAATACTAAATGTTTTACTTATGCTTATCAAAACTTAGACAATATATATATTTTAGAGGACAATTTAGGAAAACCTAACATTATATTTAAAGTATATGTAGAAAAAAACCTAAACGATATTAATGATTTATTTGGGCATTTACCTATTACAACACCACAGGGATTAAATGAGGAAAAACTTGATGAAAAGATAAACATTATAGAGTGTGTTATTGGTGTATTTGACGAAAATACAAGCAGTTATAAATACTATCATGGACTTTATACAGAAGCTTTTGAACAAATGTTATATGAGGGAGAATTAAATTATAATCCCTATACAGTGTTTAGATGGAAAGTTAATAGCTCGAATCCTTGGGGAATTGGTATAGGTTTAGAAAACTTAGATTTATTCAAAGAATTGAAAGATTTAAAAGAAAAAAGAAAAAAACATGCTGAAAAAATCGTTAGTCCACCATTAAATTTTTATGGAAGTATAGATTTAATAAATAAAGTTAGTTTAAAATCTGGAGCAAAAAACTATGCTGGAAGTGGAATAGGTGGAGATAGATATGGAGTAGAGCCTATAAATATAGGTACTAATCTTCTACCAGTTGAAAGAGATATCGAACAAGTAAAGCAAGATATAAAAGAAATATTTATGGCTCAACCTTTAGGAGATGTGTCTGATACAAAAAATAGGTCTGCTACAGAAATGAGTTTAAGACATGAGATGTTTAGAAAAGAATTTTCTGGAACTTATGAACTTATAAACACTGAATTACTAGAGCCTACATTTATGAATGCTTATTACATCATGGATAGCAAGGGCTTACTAGATACAGAAGAAAATAAAAGTTATATAAATATTTCACAAATTCAATATGTAAATGAACTTACTCGTAATGCAGGAAGTGATGAAGTTATAAATACAATA